TGATTGATTGCTGAACCCGTACGTTTCCAGAATCTGGATGTCAGTCCTGCTGGCATTCGTGCTTCTGTTTCCGCCTGATGCGTCAGGGTAGACATATACCTTGCGTCCTTCAGCACGTTGCTGGATTTGTTGTGCCATGGCGTCAGTGTCATGTGCGCCACTGATCTCATCGATCAGGAGAAGTTTGTTCCCAAGACGAACACCAATGACAGCCGACATATTGCCGATATTGAAGTCAACGCCGATTCTCAAAGGTTCGTCGCTGACATCTGGAATATCGGTTGTTACGTGCTTTGCTCTGTCAAACCGGTCATAAACCTGACCAGTTGTAAGGTTGCAAAAATGGCCTTCTAAGTAAGCCTGCAACAGGCTTGGGTCATAGTTGGCTTGCAGCCTTTCAATGAAGTCTTGAGGCAGATGGGGATTGTCTGCCGAACGCATCCTAATCAATTTACGGTCATTGCGCTGTTTCGCCTCATCCGTGCCAAAGGTTTGCCACATCCAACGGAAACCTTCAGGGGTTGATGCCGCTGCAAACTGCCTAACGTTGCCTGAACGCAAACGACCAAGAATTTTTGGAAATGCTTTTGAGCAAACACTTGGGTTGACAGTGTCAATCTCGTCAGCAAGGACAAAGGCCAAGTTCAAACCAATAATTCTTGACCAATTTTCAAAACTACGGCACAAAATTTTTGTATCACCTCCTGGTAGATGCAAGGTGTACTCAGGCAACGGTGATGCTCTGTGGGTGTAAGGCACTTCATACGCCTCAAGGAACCCTTCAAAGTCGTTCTGCCAGATATCCCGCACCAAAGGACCAGTTGGCTCCATCACGCAACCAATGAACCCCTGATTTGCTGCTGCAAGATGCAACGCTTTTGCGGCTAACGCACGAGTTTTTCCAGCTCCATAGCCAGCAGATAAACCAATGATCTCAGTTTGTTCGTCCTCAACAAAAGCAAGTTGACCCGGATGCAGGTCTGCTTTCACCTGCTGCAACAGCTTTTGAACATCAATTTGGCTGTCCTCAGCTCCAAGCCGTTGGAGGATGTTGCCGCTCGCAATCGTGGACAAAACACCCATCAGTCATACAGCTTGGCGATTTTGGCAGCGGTGTTTATACAACCCAACACAGCTTGGAGATTGGACTGCTCCATGCCTTTCTTGTGGACAACGTTCAATTGGGACAAAAGTATTGCGGCAAAAGCTTGGCGATCCAGGTTGAAATCTTCCTCAAGCCGCTTTGTGGCTAGGGCAATGTATTCATCACTTTGCCTTTGCTTCAACCCCCATTCGCTTGCGGCGTATTGCAAAAGGTCCGAACGTGTTGCCCCATTGGCAATCATCCGGGCAAACCTTGCTGTCCGGAATTGCTTTTCAGCTTTTGTGCAGCGTCCGTTTTTGTCCATGGTTTCAGCCTAACGATGCAAACGAATCCAGGGCGTACCAGACATGTGAGTTCCGGTAACCACCTTGGTGTGTGGGAACTATTGGCGTTACACCATGGCAGTTTCTCCATGCTGGATAGACAAGCATCGAACCATCTGTTTGGTCAAAAGTGGCGTCATAGTCAGGAACGTGCAAGTTTCCACCAGTGCTGTTCCGCCGCTTGGTGATGATGATGTTGATAGCGCCTTTAACGTTGGCGTGATCCTGGTGGATGGGTGCTGAGATATTGCAGTTGCTGATCGTGCTGCTGAAATGTTTGGCGAAACGCCATTTTTCAGGCACACGGGCTTGCACCTTGGCGCTGTGCAATTTGGCAACGTCAGGAGCAAGTTCTTGAATCAGTTGGTAGGCCGTGATGCCTGTTTTATGCATGGCTTTGACAAAGGTCCCTGCTGCCTTGCTGCTGTGGACAGAAGACCGTGAGCCATATGCCCGCCGCATATGTGGCTTGGGCGGCACGCTGCCAAGAATGGCTGAGTATTGAGAAATAACCAGATACCGTTTTTTGCCGTTGGGGCCTGGAGGCAATGGACGCTTACGGTCCATCATCGTTTTAGGCACCCTGGTTGAGTTGACCTCATAGTCAGCAATGTTGACCAGATTGCGCAGGCCATCAGGCAGTTGTTTTATAAACAAGCCGATCTGAGTGCCATCAGGGTCAGCAAGGATGCAGGACTCTGTGACGTTGGGCTGCAGTGTTGGACAAATGTCGCCGATTTTGAGCTTGGGCGCCTTGGGCTGCAGGGTCAGGACTGGCAGCTTCATATCCACTGGAGTTTCCCGTGGGTGATTGTTTTAAGCTTGATATTTGGCACGTCGCCTGACTTGACATATAGCTTGCTGATGCCAGGAAAACGGTTGACGATCTGCTGCAGCTGGTTTTCGTGGTCTTTTGCACGTTTGCCTTTGCCACCAAGTTCAGCCTGGATACCACCTTCAGCAAAGTATTTGGTCTTAGGTGCGTAGCCATCAATCCGCACTACACCTTTGTAACGCTTAAACGACCTAAGGGTCAGCTCGAAATCTTCACCAGATGACTGGCGTGGACGGTCATCACCGCACATCGCCGGGTCACCTGCAAATGTGCCGTGGAAGATTCCACAGATGTATCGCAGGCCAACGGTAATGGTTGGCTTGAGGAACATGCCATTAGCGACAGGATTGATCCCCCAGAGCCTGGCTCCAGTGTTTTGACAGACTTGGAAGCCTTTAGACACAAGGCGGTCAAGGTCGCCGGTGTACGCCTGCAAAGCGTTGCCATCTTTGACGTAAAGCCCAGCAATGTCATCATCCAAGTTGAGGATGCGTGTGCCGGGCTTGTAATAGTGCAGGTTGTACCAGATACGCGAGTTAATCAGCCCTGGCTGGCTGATGACAACCTTGACGCTAAGGCTTATTGCCTGAAGAGCGGTGTCATAAAGGTGCTTCTCATTGCTGTCAGCCACAAAGACAGTGACACGGCTGAAGTCAGCGTTAGTCCGCTTCAGCGTTGTGAGCGTTTCAGTAATCAGGCGCGTTGGCCGCTTGTAGCTAGGGATTGCGATCTGATAGCCGATCATGCAGCCAAAGCCTCAATCAGCTTCATCCCTACGTACTCACCACGCTTACGAGCTGCATCCACCAAGGCCTTGGCCTCTTCGTAGTCCTCAGGGCGAAACTCAATTTGGATGGCTTTCATGACGCCATCAGCAAGCTCTGCTGTGGGGTCATCGTCCATGTCATCTAGTGCCGACAAGTCAATGTCCTCACCAAAAGTGGGAAGGTCATCACCCCAGCCCAAAAGAGTCAGGTCATAGCCAGCTTCACCTAGAGCCTGAAGTTCTGACTGCAGCACGTCGTCATCCCAAGTGCTGTTAAGTGCCAGTTGGTTATCAGCAATGACGTAGGCACGACGCTGATCAGCTGTGAGGTGGCCAAGAGTGATGGTCGGAACCCTAGGCAAACCCATCAATTCAGCAGCCAACAAACGACCATGACCTGCGATCACATTGCAGTCATCGTCAATGAGGATTGGATTTGTAAAACCAAACTCCTTGATTGATCGGACAAGACGATCAAGCTGTGCTTCTGAATGTTGCCTTGGATTGTTTTCGTATGGCTTAAGAGTTTCGGTGTGGCGTAAAACGATTTTATCTGATGCGGTTGTCACTTCCAGTTTTCAGGATTTGCTTTCCATAGTAGCCGAAAGATACGCAACTTTGAATTCACTGACAGATGAGATTTTGCAATGCCCTTGATATTGCCAATGGTGATTTGAACAGCACCATTACTCAAGCTGCGAATCCTTGGATTTGGCATACAAGGCTCGGAGTCGCTGGGCATGAGCTGCAATGACTTTACGTTCATTTTGATTCTGATGGCCGCAGAGGCCAAATAGCTGGTCTTTGGCATCTTGTTCTTTTTTTGCTTCAAAAAGTGCAGCGTAGAAAGCTTCGTAGTTAGGCAACGTGCGCCCACTGGAGTTGTGGCTTGTTTTGTAGCCACAGGAAAGGACTACTTTGGCTTTACGTTCTTTTTTCATAGAAACAAATTTTTTCAGCAGCTTTGCGCCATAGAGGCGTTTAGTCATGGAAGTAATCAGTGTTGTTGTTGTCGGGGGATGGATCGCAACACACATGAGCCTTGCTTTTCCTGTCAACACAGGTGTTGTATGGCTTTCAGCCTGCTGGGGAAAACAGGCATCAGGCTCCCCGACGACTGGTCAGTCTATTGATACAAGTTCTGAGCGGCCAAGCAAGTCATATATTTCATTGTGCAATGCCTCTTCGTATTCAGCGGTGATTTCAAGGCCGTGCATGTGGAGCCATTCATGAACTACATCCCAAGCTTTATCAGCACCAACAGCAGGGTCGATGCAGTGCTCAGCGAGTGTGGTGATTTTGTTTTTCATGTGTGTGTACCTCTCGGTGCGTGAAAAGGGCTTAAGCGCCCATGTGGTCATCAGTGAAATCGTGTAGCGCATCTGCCAAATGATCAGGCAGTTCGCCATAAACCTGAAGCCCGTCTAAATCTGCAGGATTAGCAATGAGTGCTTGAGCGAGTTGCTGTAAGGCTTGAATGGTGTCGTTGTGCATGAGCTTGTGTGTAGTGGGCTCT